TTTAAAAATTATATTAGAGAAGAAATTAAAAGAAGAAGACTTGAAAAAGTTTTTCGTTATGAAGTTAGAAGAGAATTACCTGCTTTAGAGTACAATTAATATGAAAAATCAAAAAGAAATTGAAAAAATTAATAATTGTATATCAAGGTTAGTATATGATAAATCTGTATTAAAAAAAGCTTATAATTACTATCATTGCGTTAGAGACTCAGAACAATTTAAACATATTGAAGAGAATTTTGGGGTAGGTGTTCCAACTTCAGTTGAATTCACTCCTTTGATTAAAAAACACATTGATGTACTTGTAGGTGAATATTTGGAACTTGATCCAGAATTAAACGTTACGTGTAAAGATGATAAAACAGTATCTAATATTTTACGCGATAGAAAACTAAAAATAGATCAAGAGCTCTATACTTTTCTACAAAGATACTTACAAAATTCAATAATCAACATTTTATTAAAAGGGGATCAACCTGTCAATGATCCTTTTATTGAAAAGGAAATGCAAAAAATTAAAGAAAATGTTGAAAAAAATTTTGTATCAGAGTACGAATTGGCAGCACAAAACATTCTTTCCTATATTAAGCATTCAAGAGATATTGATCTCAAGAATAAAATGAGAGAGTTATTTACAGATTTGTTAATTACTGGAACTTGTTATTATAGAGTAAAACCATCTGGAGATAAACATAACATACAATTTGAAGTGTTAAATCCACTTGATACGTTTATAGAAAGAAACCATAACAACTTTTATTTGAATAAATCGTTAAGAGCTGTTATTAGAAAATATTTAACTCCAGAACAAATTTTAGCAGAATTTGGAGATGAATTAACTCCAGAAGCAAAATCACAATTAAAAAAGGATAATACGATTTCTGGTATTGACGGAGATTATCGTTATGTAAATGTTCCAGAAACATTAGTATATGATGAGGCGTCAAATAGAGCCGTAATTGCAAAAATACCTTCTGCTGGAATTCTAGGAGGGTTAGAAGTTTCTCCAGTACTACCTTATGAATCAGACATTACTAATAGACATGATTCGACAATTGTTGTTTATGAATGTGAATGGATTGAATGAAAAGACAACAAACTTGTAAAACACGAGGGTGTAAAAATAGGAGAAGAAATTTATATTTGTAGGGGAGAGGTTGATGTTATTAGAAGTATATCAAATCCAAAAGAATGTACTCTATCTGTAAACGGAATGTTTTTCTCGGATAAAAACGGACAACCGTTTAGTTTGATTATTAATACAATGTCAATGCAAGATAGATACGACATGCTTATTTTTTATAGAGATAATCTTATTGCATCTTCTGGAACGGTTGGTGATTGAATTGATTTGGCTCATGTCCCAATGGTTCTTGGAGTAGAACTTCCTGAAAGATTGCAAAAATGACTTGCATACAAAAAGAATGGATTGGCGTTATTTGACTCTTCGCAAGATGGAGCAAATATCATCAATACTACTTTTAACGGATATGATGATACAGTTAAAGCTCAAAGCATTCAGGCAATTCAAGTAGCAATTGATAGTATTGAGGCTAATGCATCTGCAATGACAGGGGTATTTCCAGAAAAACTTGGAGGAATCCAAGAGCGTGATGCGGTATCGAATGTTAAAGTTGGAATTAGATATTCTACTTTATTAACAAAACAGTATTTCGCGGCTATGGATCTGATGTTTAAAGAAGTAAACTATGACTGTTTAAATATGGCCAAAAAGGTTTACAAAAATGGTATTACTGGAAATATCGTTTTAGGTCCAAAATTAGTTAAAATTTTCACAGCTCTTCCTGAACATTATACAATTACTGACTTTGATATTCATATACAAGATAGTACGGAAAGTTTTCAAACTAAACAGGAAATTAAAGCTTTAAATACTGAATTAATTAAAGCAGGATTAGTTGATGTTGATCAAGTTGTAAATATAGCTACTGCTAGAAATATAACTGAATTAAAAGATTATATTGAAAAATCAATGGCTGCAAAGAAGGCTGAAAATGATATGACTGGTCAATTACAGCAGCAAGTTGAACAACTTAATCAACAAATTGCACAATATGAACAGCAAATTGGAGAATACAATAATCAAATTAAGCAACTCCAATCTCAAGTTGAAAATAATAATAATGCCAAACTTCAGTTAGAACAACAAAAAGTTTCAATTCAAGATAGAGAAGTTAGGGATAAAAAAGACTACAATGATAAACAAATTGAAGTTAAAATGAAACAACTTGAAGCAGAACTTATGCAACTAAGTGACGGTAATCCTTATAACGATATAATTGCTAAGTAATATGAAATTAACACAAACATCTGATTGTAATTTAATTTTAGAGGGATATCCTAGTCCGGGACTAGAAGTTTTGGTATATAATTATGACGATATAATCGTTATAAACAGGGATGGAGATGAACAGCAAGATGTTCATATCTATATAATGGAAAGAGATGGGTTATATCAGTACTATTTATTAGACATTGCAGATACTGCAACAGAAAAAGATATCCTTGATTATATTAGAAAATATAAAGAAGATCCTGAAGTAAATTGTGAAATATTTTCAATTTGCAAACTCAGGAACTGTTTGATAGATAAAGAGAAAACTGCAATAACATCTTTTTTAAAAGGATGTACTACAAATTCACATTGTAATACAAGTAATAAAGCTACGGATGATTTTCTACTTGTTTCAATTTTCTTACTTGAAAATTTAATTTGCAGAGGAAATTATGAAGAAGCGATAAGGATTATAAATGCCATTTCTACTTGTGGAATTTGTAATACAAAAAGTAAAACTTGTAACTGTTGTAAATAATGTTTGATTTATTATTAAACAAATATAATGATGTATTGTTGAACTTACAAAATGGACATCCTATATCAAATTCGGACGTTAATGATTTAATGTGGATACTTCACATTTTACATTTTGTAAGTTCAGAACAAGCATCGAGTGATGAATCTTTAAAAATATTAGCGTATTATGAATAATTTCTTTTTTTCTAACAATACTACTAAGAAGTCTTCTAATAATGCGCCTAATAACATGTTTGATAAATGTGAGATTCATTCAGAATCTAGAGATTTCAAACAAGGTGTATCTTTTAGATGTAGACCTTTTGAATACGGAGTAACCTATCATAACGATGATTTTGTACAAGATTTCGTAATTTATAACGAACGTTTGTACATGTGTCTTAATGAATCAGTTACTCTTTCTCCAGAAGAAGCCCCTTCTGATTGAATAATTGTTTTAAATAAAGGTTTAAATGGAGAATCTGGAACGAAAGGTGACAAAGGAGACAAAGGAGACAAAGGAGATGATGGAAAATCGGCATATCAATTGTGATTAGAATCTGGAAATAAAGGTACACTAGAAGACTTTCTAGAATATTTTAGAGGTTTCGCTGGTCCACAAGGAGAACGTGGTGAACAAGGTATTCCAGGAAACGATGGTATCGGTATCGATTCTGTTATTAAAACAACCGATACAAATTCTAATAAAAATAGTGATGTATATACAATTTGTTTAACCAATGGAGAAACATTTGATTTTGAAGTACATCATGGTGAAATAGGTATCCAAGGTGAAAAAGGAGACAAGGGAGATAAAGGAGAAAAAGGAGAGCCTGGTATACAGGGTCCTCAAGGTGAACAGGGACCTCAAGGTATTCAAGGTGAAAAAGGTGAACGTGGAGAGATTGGTCTTCAAGGTATCCAAGGTGAACAAGGAGTCCAGGGTATACAGGGACCTATTGGAGTTCAAGGTATACCGGGACCTCAAGGAATTTCTGCAGGATTCGCTGATCCTATAGCAATTGTTGATAATTCTACTTCAGGCACACCTTATATTACAATTGATTCGTCTGGTGAAGATTCGGCTAAAGTATTCAAGTTTACTTTTTATAATATTAAAGGTGAACAGGGTCCTCAAGGAGAAAAAGGTGTTGATGGAACATCAGTTAGAGTTTTAGGAACTGTAAGTTCCAAAGAAGAACTCGTAAATAAATATACTCCAAATTTAGTAATTGGAGACGGATATTTTATAGATCAGTCACTTTGAGTATATCAAAATAAAGAAGTATCTGATTTTTCTAATAATATTTATTACGATGAGACAAATAACGTTTACTGATTAAACGTAGGAGAAATAAAAGGTCCTAAAGGAGATAAAGGTGATCGTGGAGAACAAGGTCCACAAGGACCAATTGGCCCTAAAGGTGATCCTGGATCTCAAGGTATTCCTGGACAGCAAGGTCCTCGTGGAGAACAAGGTATTCAAGGACTCCAAGGTCCTCAAGGTATTCAAGGAATACAAGGTCCTGCTGGTGAAACAGGTCCTGCTGGAAAGGATGGAAATACACCGTTATTTAAAATCGAAGACGATTTTTGGTATATTTCGTATGACGATGGTATAAATTGAGAAAAACTTGATAAATCAACTGGTGATACTGGAAAAGATGGTATTGATGGTAAAAATGGAAATAAAATATTATTTGGAACTGGAGAACCAGAAAACATTTTAATCATAAATGCTCCATTAGATCAAACTTTAAATCCGTGCACCGATGGTGTAGAAATGACTATGCGCATTTTAGGTCCAGAGGTTATTTTAGAACAGACTGTTGAACCTGACACTGTTATATCTGAAACTACCGTAGTCATTTATCCTGGAGATATCTACATTGATTTACTCTCAGGTTCTGTTTATGAATATACATCAGAATGAATTTTAAGAGGCGCTATTCCTGGAAGAAAGGGTGATCCTGGTAAAGATGGACAACAAGGTCCTCAAGGTCCGAAAGGTACTCCTGGTGATACAGGTGCAACAGGTACCGGTATTTCTCATATAACACATGTGTCTGGAGAACACGCTCCTGGATCAACAGATACGTACACAATTACTTTAACTAACGGTGAAACATACTCTTTTACAGTATACAACGGTGCTAACGGAATCAATGGTGTAGACGGAGTTGATGGTATTGATGGTGCTGATGCACCTATTCCAGAATTTAAAATTGACGAAAGTGGACACTTGATTTGTACATTAGACGGTGTTGATTCTGATTTAGGAAATGTTGTTGGAAAAGATGGTATAAATGCAGAAGTTGAATATAAAATACCCACATTTAGATTAAATGATGGAAACTTATATGTGTTTGTACAAAACAAGTGAACAAATCTTGGTAATATTGCTGGACCTCAAGGTCCACAAGGAGAACAGGGACTTGTAGGACCGCAGGGACCTATAGGACCACAAGGACCTACTGGTAGAAATGGTCTAAATGGAGAAAAGGGAGAACCTGGAGAAGACGGTGTTGGAATTAATGCTATTGATTTACAATACAATGGGGCTCCTGGAGAAAATAGTATCTATGACATTTATTTAACCGATGGTCGTGTTTATCAATTTTCCGTATATAATGGATTAGATGGAAAAAAGGGAGATCGAGGTGAAAGAGGTATTCAAGGACTTCAAGGCGACAAAGGAGATAAAGGTGATAAGGGAGAAAAGGGAGACAAAGGTCTGTCGTTAAATGTAAAAGCATCTCTTGATGATTGTAAACAACTTAACGATTGTTATTTAGATCCAGAAGGATGTTTGCAAGTTATTTCTGATATTGGTGAATTTGGAGAAATCACATTTACTAATGTTGGTAATATTACCGGTCCTCAAGGACCAC